ACTCCATGACCAATGTGTTAAAGAGTTAAAGAAAATGGGCATGCTTCATCCTCAAACGGGAAAAAGGAATGAGTTACTTTTGACGGTGACTCAGCTTCAGTCATCCATCCTTAGGGAAATCCAACACCTTGGGTTAAGTCCTTATAGTGACCAAAAAATAAAGAGTGTATCACAGGATGATAGTGAGTTATTGGCGGCCTTAATCGGAACAAGTGAAGATGAGGAAAATAACGAGGATAATGAGTAATGAATGCAAGTCAAAATACCATATTATCAATATGCAATAGATGTGGTTGATGGCAGGATAACAACAAATGAATATGTCAAGTTATCTTGCCGTAGATTTTTGCGTATGATTGAAGATGATAGGTATTATTTTAATGAAAAGAAAGTTGCAAGTGTTATTAAATTTATCGAAAGCCTTAAACTATCCAAAGACCAATTTGCAGGAAAAAAATTCAAACTCCAACCGTGGCAGAAATTTTTGATATGTGGTATATATGGGGTATATGACAAGCAGACAAAAAGACGTGTAACAAGGAAGGCATATATTGAAGTATCAAGAAAATCGGGTAAAACGGCACTATTGGCTGCACTGTCACTTTATGAATTACTCCGTGGTGGAAAAGGTGCAGAAGTTTATTGTTTGGCTGCATCGAGAGACCAAGCACATATATTATTTGACGAAACACAGAATTATGCAAAAGGATTAGACCCCAAAGAGCAGTATATCAAGCAGTTAAGACAGGAAATCAAATTACCAATAACAAACAGTAAGTGTAAAGTATTGGCGGCAGATGCAAGCCGTTTGGATGGTGTAAATGCTTCATTTTTTGTTGTGGATGAAATAGAGGTGCAACCCAATGACCATCTTTATTCGGTGTTGAGTACGTCACAGGGTATGAGATTAGAACCTTTGGCAATCTGTATCGGTAGTGGCGGCAATGACACAAACAGTTTCGGCTATAAAATGAGACAAACGTGTGTTGAGGTATTACAGGAAGTGAAAGATGACCCATCACAATTTGCTTTAATATATTGTTTGGACAGTAAGAAAGAAGCCGAAGACGAAAATATGTGGATAAAAGCATGTCCAAACTTAGGTGTAACCGTGCAAAGAGAGGCTTTGAGAGAACAATTACTATCTGCAAAAAATAACAACTCTCTTGAGAATTATGTAATGTCACGACAGTTTGGGATATGGACAACCACAAGTGAAACATGGATAGATGATTCAATATGTGTGGCACAGTCAAGACCGTTTAATCCTCATGAGTTTTTCAAGGATTATGGTGTATATGTTGGTGTAGATTTGGCGGCAGTGTCCGATTTAACGGCTGTTGCATATCTCTGTGTATTAGATGGTTTTTATCATTTTTACGTGGATTATTATTTGCCGACAGACAGCATTACACAAAATGCATATTATGAAATTTGGGCAAAAAATGGACATCTAAAACTCACTCCGGGCAATGCAACAGATTATTCATACGTGACCGAAGATATAATGAGGATGAGACAGGCAGGTGTAATTATTAAATCTGTTCATTATGACCGTTATTTAAGTCCACAATGGGCGGCAGAAATGACGGAAAAGAATTTCAAAATGTCTGTGTTTTCTCAAACTTTGGGTAGTTTTAGTGCTCCAACCAAAGAATTTGAAAGACTTTTAAGAAATGGAAAAATAGTACTCCATCAAAATCCCATAACAAGATGGTGTATAAGTAATGTTACACTCAAAGAAGACCACATGGGCAATGTAAAACCTGTCAAGGGCAATGGACAAAAAAACAAAATCGATGGCGTAATTAGTTGTATAGAGGCCTTGGGGGGATATATGACCGATAAAAAACAAACACCCGAATTTTCAATCGTTGCATAATTTTTTAATAATATCTTGATTTTTTTAAAGTTGCAGACTATTTATTAATATATGAAATTATTTGGTTATAACATATCAAGCAGAAACGGCAGCACACAAGCGACAAGTGTGACAACAACGGAAATGCCTTTGTTTTCTTCTGTAATCGGCAAATATGGCAGACAACAGATGACAGCAATGAATTTGTCCGCTGTATTCCGTGCTATTGACTTAATAAGTGATTCTGTTGCTTGTCTTCCTATTGAGACAGAACATGAAGAAACAGAAAATCTATTTGACAATATAACTCCATATCTCGGACGTTATGAGTGGCTAAAATTGACAGTCCAATCAATCATAAAATTTGGACAGTCTTTTACTTATATTGAGAGGAAAAACGGCATACCATATCGTTTGAGATTTTTGACAACATCAAGTGTCAATGTAAATTACAATGAACTCACAGATGAGTTAAGATACACAGTTACAGGCAAAAAGGGCATTTTAAATGTAATGCCAAATGATATGTTACATTTCCGTCGTTTTACGTGGGATGGTGTAAATGGTAAATCAATATTGACATTTGCAAATTCCGCAATTGAAATTGCAAGCAAAACAGAGAACAGTGCAAGCGAATATTTTGACAGTGATTTCAAAGGTTTACTTTCTTCACCGGACAATCTGTCACCACAGAAGCAAAGAGAAATCGAAACAAACTTTTCTTACTTTTTGCAAAACAAATCGGCAGCAGTCTTGAGTGGTGGTTTGGCATTCCAAGAATTAAAACAAGATAATGCCAATGATTCACAGTTAATTGAAGCGAGAGAATTTAATGTAAAGGATATTGCAAGATTTTTTGGCATTCCGCAGCAACTTTTGACCGGTGAAGCAGGTGCATATAATAGTCTTGAACAGGCACAGCAAGAATTTTTGACAAGAACGCTTCAGCCTTATATTACAGTCATCGAACAGGAACTATCTATGAAGTTACACGAAAATATACAACTCAATGAGGGCGAAATGCTTAGACTGTCAACATCGGCAAAAGCAGATTATCTTAACAAGTTACTCTCAACAGGTGTAATAAGTGTAAATGAGGCGAGAGAAGAAATAAGTCTTGACCCAATTGACGGAGGCGATAAACATATTATAGCCTACACAAATATAAATGATAACACAATCAACGACAATGGCGAAAAACAAGATAATAATTAATTCGGACACACTTGAAGTACGTGCAGGACAGCCAAACAACACAATTGGAGATGGTAACACTGTGTACGGTAGAGCAATAAGTTATGAAGTGGAGAGTGATAATCTTCGATTTGTTGAGATTATACACAGGGGTGCAGTTGATGATGAACTGTTACAGAATAGTGACGTGTATGCAAGGGTAAATCACAGTGACGATTATATTGTTGCACGATGGAACAGAGGAAAAGGAAGTCTCCATTTAGAAAATCGTGAGGATGGTTTATATTACAGTTTCGACATTCCCAACACCGAAAAAGGAAGAGAATTAGCCGAACATATTCGCAGAGGTGAAATCACATCATCATCATTCTCATTCGTAGTTAATGCAGACGGAGAAAGATGGACAAAGAGAAACGGCAAAGTATATCATGAAGTAGATAAAATAGCATACTTACACGACATCGCACCCGTTTATTTGCCCGCTTATAATGCCTCAAGTTGTTCAATCCGTGTGGGTGAAGCATTCGCAGAAATTGAAAACACAGACGAAAATATGGACGTAGAAAATAAAGAAAAAAAATCTGTCAAAGTTACAACAACAGAGACAGTAACCAAAGTAACAGAAGAGATTACAGAGGTAGAAGAGAAAGAGAAAGAAAATGTTAATACAGTTGATGATACTGTTACAGATTCTGTTGATAATGTGGGCGATAATGGCGATAGCCAAGAACGCACCGCACAAATAGAGGAAGAAAACAGTGACGAAAATAAAGATGGTCAAGACGATAACGAAAACGGCGAAAATTCAAACGAAAACGATAGTGAAGAGATGAACGAAGCCGAAGAAAAGACCAATGAAGAAGAAAATGAAACCTCAACAGAAGATGAGGAAGAAAATACAGAAGATAATAAAATAAACAAACGTAATAGTACTATTATGAAGACAAAGAAATATTCTTTAGTTGATGCTATCAATTCCGTGGTAGCAAACAAGCCTCTTAATGATGTAGCAGAGGCAGTGAACAGAAGCGGTGCAAATGCTCTCATGAATTCGGGTGTAGGCTACACAGGACAGATAACACTGCCGCTTTCTAACCGTGATGCAATCTCTGTTGAAACAGAGGGTGAGTTAGTACCTGTAGATGTATGGGATATCTTCCCTGCAATTTATGATAAGTCTGTACTCGCAGACGCAGGCGTAAGATTCCTTGATGGTCTCACCGGAGACGTTGTCCTTCCAAGCGGAAATGCAGCAACAGTTTATTGGGAAGGTGAAAATGACGAAGCAGGTGATGCAAATATCACTTTTGGTTCTTCAAAGTTACAGCCAAAGAGACTCTGTGCTACATGCTTGATTTCTAAGAAGTTACTCATACAGACAAGTGACGCAGTTGAGGCATATGTAAGACAGACCATCGTTGATGCTCTCCGTGCTAAGATTGAACAGACTGTATTGAGTGCAGACGCAGGCACAACCGAAAAACCTGCAGGTATTCGTTATAACAAGACAGCAGAAGAGATTACAGATTTTGCATCTCTCGTTGAAGCAGAGGCAAGCATAGACGGTAAAGAAGACTACAATGAGAAAGTGTATATCCTCTCTCCAAAAATGAAGGCAGCACTCCGCAGTATGACCAAAGGACAGGGCAATGGCAATGTCTTTGAGAATGGAGAGGTCGATGGTGTACGTGCTCTCACAACCGCAGCCCTTGGCAATGACGCAGTCGCAGTATATGGTGACTTCTCAAATGTTGTGCTCGGCACATTTGGTGCAGTTGATATCGTTGTAGAGCAGGAGCCAAAATATGGTAGTATCCGCTTGACTATCAATGCATACGTTGATGCAGCAACAGTTCGTGATAACTTTGTAATCGAAGAGATTGGCGAGTAATTTTACTCTCCAATTTCTTTCACAAGCAAATTTGAAAAATAAACTAAATTAACATTAATTAACAATGTATATTGACCTAAACATAATCAAGAAACATCTTAACATTTCACCAACTTACACCAACGATGATGAGTATTTACAGATAATCGAAGATGGTGCAACAAAGGCGGTGGAAAAGACAATTAATGTTGATTTTGACACAATAATTGCGGAGGAGGGAAAACTTCCTTCCGCAATATTATTTGCTTGTCTGCTCATAATCGGTGACATGTACGCAAACCGTGAAACAACCGCATTTGCGAGTGTTAATAAATTGCCAACATTACGTTATCTGTGCGCAAATTACACAGATTATCAAACAGTTAAGGAGGATTAAGATATGCAGGCAGGAACACTTACGGAAGACATACAGATTTTACGTCCAACCGTCACCAAAGACAAATACGGTGCAGAAAAAAAAACATACTCGATTGTTGAGGAATGCAAGGCAAAAGCCGATTATATTGT